TTACCTTGATCATTTCTACCCATTTCCTTTTTTTTAATTTTAAATCTAGAACCGTTTGGGTCACTTAGTATAACAGTTTGTAATTTACCTGCTTTCATCATGTCTTGTTTTCTATCTTGGATTTCTTTCATGATTTGCATTTTTTGTAAATAAATTTGTTGTCTTTGTAATTGTCTATCAAATACTCTATCTTCATCAGCAATTGTATCATTTAGAACTTTTTCTTCAAAACCTAATAATTGTTGTAATTCTGTTTGCCTTAATCCAGATAAATACTTTTGAGCATCTTGTTCATATGCTAAAAATGAGCCAGCTAAAGCTCTATTCTCTTCTCTTGTTCTTTCATTTATAGCCATTAAATCTTCACCTAAACTTAGACCAGCAGTACCAGCAATATCCATAAAACCAGCTAAACCATTTTGATTACTTCTACCAGTCATCATCCCCATAGCCCATTTAAATAAAGCAATATTACCAGCTTGATCGTCATCTCCAGTCATATCTTTAAATCTTTTTATATATTCTTTATAGTTAAGAGTTTTACCTTCTTCACTTTTTATAAAATCACTATATTTTGACATAGCAGATTCCATACCCTTATAATCTCTTTCTTTAACATCTGCTGCTAAAAATACGTCTGAAGGAGATTTAGAATCAACAATATTTGGTTTAGTTATTTCTGGATTAGTAATGTTTTTAGCAGTATTATCTGCATCTTCAATAGCTTGTTCTGAATTTATTTCTAAATTAGTTTCATTGTCAGCACCTGTACCAGGAGCTTCTGGAGGTAATTTACTATCAGAAACAGGAGGTTGTTCGTCTCCAGATACAGTAGCTTGTTCTTCAGCTTGTTCATCTGGCACTTGACCTTCTTCAGGACCTTTAACTTTATTAGCTTCATCTTGTTCTCTTGCTTGTAATATTATATCTTTTGCTTGTTGCTCAGAGTATTCTGCTTTAGTACCTTGTCTTTTTTGTATTAATTCTATTGCCTCTTTTTCTTTAGGACCACTTAACTCTGTAGTTAATTTATTATACTCTGCTTCTTTTTCGGCTTCACCAGGTAAAGTATCTGGATATTCTGTTACCTTTTCGTTGTCCCCACCAAAAACAAAAGGAGTAGCCCCCATTATACCAAATGCACCTACTTGTCTAGTTATGTCTTGTCTTGCTGTTTTAGGGTCCATATCCAATTGGTATTTATCTTTAACTACTCTACCAAAATCATCTTTCATAGGTACTTTTTTACCTTTTTTATCTGTTGTATATCTTGTTTTAAATTTTTCTCCTCTTCGACCTCCAAGAAGTTTACCTACTCCAGGTGCTTGTCTTTGTAAAGCTGCTCTTCCCATTCTCAAACTAGGACCCGCACCTAAAGCTGCAGCTAAAATTCCTGCATAGTTTTGAGCTGTCATATCTTCATCAGTAAATAAAGGGGCTGCACTTCGAATACCTTCAAGAGGTATAGAAGCTCCAACTCCCATTTGAGCAATATCTCTTGCTCCTCTTACACCAGAATAACCAACTCCTTGTCTTACTGGAATAAATTTTCCAGAACCCGATAAACCTTTACCAGAAGCAAAATCTTTTGTTTTTTGAAAAGCACCAAGACCTTTTTCACCAAGCTTTGTTTTTTTTAGAGCTTCAGTTTTTACTTTAGCTTTAGCTTTTTTTCTACCAACATATTTACCAAAAGCACCAAGACCTTTTTTAATTCCTTGCCTAGCTATAGCTATAGTAAAAGGGTTTATTACAGCCATTAATTACCTCCCACAGCAGTTCCTTTACCACCTGGTCCAACCATTTGATAAGCACTATAAGCACCTACACCTGCACCAATTGCTTGAGCAAAAGGATTAGATCCAGGACCAGTTGATTGAGTTACTTGTGAAGCTGCTGTTGGTAATGTTGTCATAATACCTTTAGCAAACTCCATTCTTTGATAAGGTTCGTAGGCCCGTGCTACGTCTGTCGCTCTTTGAGCAGCTAAAGTTTTATCAGCTATTTGTCTTTGTAAACCACCTGCTTGACCTAATTGAGCAATGTCTGCTTGTTGAAATTGTTTTTGTTGAGCCCCTGCTCCCATTAAAGCTTGACCTCCACTTAATGCAGCATCAGTTTGAAATTTTTGTTGTGATTGTGCAGCTTGTAACGCTGTACCAAAACCTTGTTGTTGTAATTGACCTATCTGACCTAATCTTCTGTTTTCATTTTCAGCTCTTTGTACACCTTCTCTACCACCTCCAAATGCTCCAGCCTCAACAGCTTGTGCAGATATTTGGTTTTCCTTCATTTGTGCTTGTCTGTTTACTTCATCTACAACATATCTTTGGTACGGATTCATAAAAGCTTCTATATCTGGTTGTTGTGTAGCACCAAGATTACCTTGTAAAATAGATGCAATACCTAAATTTTGATTTGCTGTACCTGTACCTGTTTGCCCAGCTAAATTAAAAGCTTGTTGTTCTAAAGGGCTAGGGCCAGCTACTTGATACTCAGGAACTTCTATAGGTTTTTTTGCTAATTCAATTGCTTCATCATATAAAGCAAGTTTTCTACCTTCAATAGCTGGAGCTTCTCTTGTAATATTAGTTTGTGTTCCTGTTGAGGCACCACCGCCACCACCAGAGCCACCGCCACCACCGCCGCCAAATATAAAACTCATTTAATTTCCTTTCGCAATAAAACTGCTTTTTTATCATAACCAGATAAAACTTTTTGCCAACCCGATCTACCTAAAATATCAATCGCATTATAATGTCTATCTTTTGCAAATTTTTCAATGTCTTCTACTATCTTCTGCACCTCTGCTAAATTACCTCCACCTAAACCAATACGTAGAGTGTTCTTTATACTTGAAGCTAAACAAGCACTTCTCCCATAAGCAAATAAAAAAAAGTTTCCGTCTTTGAGACCTTGTTCAACATCTTCTCTTGTAGCTCCATCTCCAATCTCCGCAGCTGGTTGTAGTATTTCCCAGATGTCATCAGTAAGCATCATTAGCTTACCATGTCATATATTCTTTTTAACTGATCTTGTTGTGTGTAAAAAAACTTAGCTCCTTCTTTTCTCATTTCTTTAAAATCTTTTGGATTAGCTCCTTGCATAATACCAGCACCTAATATTGCATCTGCTCTACTTACAAATTCACCATCCGCTAATTGAGCTAACATTGTATCTTTGTCCTTGTCTGCTATATCTGTAGCATCTTCAATATAACCTTCTGCTCTTACATAATTATTTTGATCTTTTTCATCATGATCTAATTTACTAGGTAAATAGTTTACACCACCTTCTCTAAATTTTGGTATAGTGTTTACGTTTACAATACCACCTGTAGCATAAGCATAATTTTGATTAGGTTGTTGATAATTATAAAGATTAGATTGTTGTTGATTTTGGTTTCCATAATCAAATCTTTCACCTAAACCTTGTAAGTTTTCTCTAGATTTATCATATTCAGCACTATATTCTCCTTCATCAAATCCTTGTGGGTCCATTGGTTTACCCCCACCACCCATCATCATAGGTGCTGCTAATGCTGCTCCACCTGCCATCTTAGCTTGAGTTGCAGATAAACCTAACTTAGATGCTAAGCCTCCACCATAAGCAGTATTACCAGCTGCTGACATTAACCCAGCCGCATGTGTTGATCCTGCTCCAGATGCTGCTGCTGCTTGTGCTCCAGCTGCCGAACCAAACATTCCTGGTGCTGCGTATCCTGCACCTGTTCCAAGTGCTGCACCTAACAACATGTTTTTCATCATGTCCCGATTTGATCCCCCTGAAGATTTAGTATACAGTGCTCCGATGCCTGCTCCGATTGCCATTGCTAAAACTGGAAATGCCATTTATGTCTCCTAATGTTTATTACTATAGTTTAACTGTTTTTCTCTGGCTTATCAAGACCCACAGTAATCATTTCATCTATTAACCTACCTGAGTACTGATATTCCCCTACATGAGTTATGTATTCTGTAATTAAAGCCATACATTTACCCCCTATTTTAGTCCATAGTCTTGAGAAAGCAAAGTCTTCTCCGTAATATATTTTTGTTACAGTATCATAATAAGTATCAAAAAAATTATATAAATTAGGTTTTACTATAGTCTTACCATCTACAACAGTTTCTTGTTTTATAGTAAGTTCTGGATAAGCTGTAATCATTTTTTTTAAAACTTCTCTTTTAATTAACATACATCCAGTCATTGAATGAGATAACTCAATCATTTCATTAACACAATTTATATCATCTTCTCTATCTTTTAAACGAACAGGGTATTTATTACCAGCCGTACTTATCTGTGTATAGTTCATATCGGGTATATCTTTCCATTTATTAAGCACCTTATCCCATTGAATGTTTTTCATAGGATATGGTATACTTAAAAGGTCTTGATCTTTACTTAACATTTTAAAAATAGATTCTGTGTTAAACTGAATATCGCTATCAATAAACAACATATGTGTAAAGTCTGTATTTAAAAATTCTGCTACACATAAATTACGACCTTGTGTTATTAATGAGGATTTCATTAGTTGTAACATAATAGGTATTTGTTTTTCATTACACTCAGCTTGTAGTTTAAAAACAGATTGCATGTAATGTATAGACACCTCACTATGTACTGGTGTAGCTACAAATAATTTAATATCTTTTTTACTCACCCAATTAGCATCAGGTGTGTACAAGGGTTCTTGCTTTTTCATTTAATATTCCAGTCAAGAAGTTAGTCCATTCTTGTTTTTTCTTCTCCCAACTATAAAACTTTTTTACAAAATCTTGTTGCATTTGCAAATGTTCAAATACCTCTGGCTCGTGAAGCGTGGCTACTGAACTACGAATAGCATTAGCAAAAACAGTAGACAATCTTTTGTAATCCTTATCATAGGTAACATAAGCAGGGAACTCGGAACAGGTTTCATATAAAGCACCATAATTAGTCACGATACAATATAACCCTGCGGCCATAGCTTCTAATGCAGCATTACAACTTGTCTCTTCCCATATACTAGGATAAGCAAACATGTGATAACGATACATAAACTTTTGTATAAATGAATGTTCTTTGTAACCAATGTAGTTTACGTTCTCTAACTTTCTTGCTTGCTCATACAAAGGTTCATACTTAGCTTCATTTGCTTGTTCAAACTCTTCCCCATATATTTTACAACTACTAAAGACATCAAGATGCACATTACAATCTTGTAGTTGTTGCATTGCACCAAGCAACACATTTAAACCTCTCCAAGGAGTTACATGAAATAACATACGCACCATGTCCCCATGTTTGTAAGGAGTTAAAACAGGAAAGTTGGTTACTCCATTTTTTATTACATGGCATTTATGTGTAGGTATATCAAACTTGTATCTAAACTTTTCATAGTTCCAGTGTGAGTTAAATACATACCAGTCAAACTGGTTGTGGTTGTTTTTATCTTCAAACCAAGGATATATATTAGGTTGATCATAACTATTTTTTTGCCAAAGAATATTTACTTTATTATTATCAAGGGGTATTTTACCAGGTATTGAAGTACATATTTGAAAGTTTTTTAATAACTCTTCCTCAACATAATGATCTAAAAAATGATGCTGTATCTCCGTGCCCCCTTTAGGAAACATTATTTTTTAGTCCCACTCATTAAACTCAAAGCCTCGGGAGGTAACATTATATTTACATCCACTACAATATCTTCTTGTTTAGTATCGGTATTAGGGTTGTTTACATCATGTTCAGAATCTTCTTTAGACGCATAAACCACATTAGTTTTTTTATTTCTGTAAGTCTCTTTTGATTCGCATTTAATAGTTTTCATATAAGTATAATACTTATATCAGCCATTTTGTAAAGAACGATCTATTAAAGCGTAAGATACTATTCCTTCTACTTTGTCTGCGACATCTGCTGTAAGTTTTAAAATATTACCTTCTTCTAAAACAAGTGTTTTTGTTATTACTTCCTTAGTTGCATTGGTGCCCACAGTACTTAAATCAATTTTAAATGTACCTACGGTGTTTGTTACCGAAGTGGTTACATTTACATTACCTGAATGACTATTGTGTAATTGTATTTGTTTAATTAAACATCTACCATTTGATGGTGCTGTCAATACAGAGATAGCATTAGTGCTATTTAAATCAATACCTACATTTTTATATTGTATACTCATGACATAAACCAATCAAAAGATTGTTGATCTTTACTTATATCATCTTGGTAAGAAGTGTTTAATTTTTGCACTATTTGATTTAAAGCTAAATTTATTAATCTTTGATTTTCTACACTATATTCTATTTTTGGATCTGGTATGTTTGTAATTATTTTTGCCATTACCTTCTTCCATCTATTTGTGTATCTGCTCTAAAAGTACCATATCTCCAAGTTTCATCTGTAGTTGTGTTTTGTATTTTAAGATTAGCTGCTCTGGCTCTAGCTCTTGTATCAACTTTTTGTGTAGAAGAGGATACAGTAAAAGGCCCTAAGCTACTACTAGCCTCTGTGTCACTTGGAAAATTTTTTAAGTTTATTGTAACTTGAGCATTACCAGTAAGAGCTCTAAAGTCTGGTACAAATCTTCTTATAGTTAAGAAAAATTCACCTGTTGCTTGAACACCATCTCCAGCTGATTTAACTTCAAAATCTCCACTTTGAATACTACCAACTATAGGAGTAGTAGCACTTGTGTTTACTTGATTGTTACCTATTTCATGAGCATATACAGTTGTTGCACCATTTACATTTGTTACACCTTGTATAGTAGGAAAAGTTGGGACACCACTATCATTGTAATCACTTGCATAAGGGTTATCAAAAACTGTTTTGTCATAATACGTTGTTCGTGCAAGAGAACCAACTGTCCATAATCTTTCTTGGTAATTAAAAGTAACTACTCTATCTATTTGATTTGAGTTTTTAGATGGGTAAAACCAATTAATTTCATTAAACAAAGAATTGTAACCAGCAAATATAACATCAGAGGAATCAAAGTTTAAACCTAAATCACCATCATCAATAGTAGTAAAAACAAAATCTTCTACTGAACAAGGTATCTTTTTTACAGTACCATCAAATAAATAAAAACCACCAGCTTGTCCCATCCAATAAGATACACCATTTACGGACACTACTCCATGTTGTGATATTAAACCACAGTTTGCTCCAGCTTGTTCAATACCAAAAGTAAAAGGAGGTCCAATAAAACGCATAACATATGCAGCAGTATCTGTGAGAATTAAATTGTAAGAACCAGCGTTTACTCCTCCTACTATTTTAGTACCAGCATCTATTCTTAAAGTACCAGCTGTGTTTACTGAAGTAGGTGTGTAATCTGTAAGACTTTCTTGATCAGAAAAACGTATAAACATTTTATCTTGAACGCCACTAGCTATAGTTGGTTCTGTTCCTAAATGAATTAAATGTCTATCTCTATCAGAAACTAAAGTCATAACACTTTTTTCTGGTGCTCCTGATATTACTGTTGCTCTGGTTGTTAAAGGAGAAGAAGCACTAGGGTTCCATTGAAATGATTTGTTGTTTCTTATAGTACCTATTAATATTTCACCAAAATTATCTAAAGACCAATTACCAGGTTCTAATATAGTTACAGCTTCATTTGTTGCATTACCCCAACCAAAATAAGTTGATGCTTCAATTACTGTTGCTCCATCATTGTGGGAGGCTGTTGCAGTGCCAGAAGCTCCTCTTGTTATACCTGTAAGATTTGCTCCAGCTTTACCACTATAAGTAATTAATTCATTATCTATTAATACGGTTCCCCCAGTAGATGAAAAATTGGTAGTAGAATCTAAAGTAATAGAAGTTCCTGATCCACCAGTTCCAGCAGAGTCATTATTAAGTGCACCGTCTAATGTGTCTGAAGCTATAGGAAAAGCCTCTCCGCCATAACGACCAGTGCCAAAACCATAACCTGCTACTTGTATAGAATCACCAATACTAAAATAAGGTGTGACGGTACAACTTCCAGCAGCAGACATAGCTGTTCCTGTTTCATTAGCCGACATAGTAACTGTAAAACTATCAGATAAAGCTGTTACTACTTGAAAAGTATTTGTTGTAAAATTAGCACCAGAAAAAGAAGTAGCTCCTCCACCAGGTAATGTAACACTTGAAAATAAAAATAAATCTCCTTCTACTAATCCATGAGCTACTTTATTTATAGTGACTGTTGCTGAACCATTGGTAGAAGTAAAGGTGCAAGAAGTAAGTGCAGTGCCTAAAGGAGAAATATCATAAAAAGCATCAGCGTAATAAATAAATAAAGCTTTGTTTGTTCCTACAGCAATAAATCTTCTACCTAGTTTATCAGCCCAAATGTGCATGGCTCTTGTAACGCCTACTAACGTATCTGTTGTAGTTTGCTCCCAACCACCTATTTTTTCAGGATACCCATAACGAAAACGAACATTGTCACAATCAATCCATTTACCTTCCGCTCCTGTAGGAGTAACCTGTTTATTAATACCAGGTGCTATTTGTACTTCACTTAAAGCCACAAGTGTAAACTCCTATCTTATATAATCTTCAACTGTACTATCTGTAGTCCACCTATTTATTCTATTGACTTCGGTAATTTCACCATCACTGTCTACAGTGTCTACATACAATGCTTTAAAAGCAGTCATGTTTGATGCTCCATCAATAGCAGTTATTATTGCAGCACAATCAGTTCTGATAGCTGCACAATACGTTGTTACTGCTGAAGGAATTGTAGCACTACTATCCATAGTTACTCTTTGTACTAACCAACCAAATCTTTTAATTAAGCCATGTGCTGTTGTTTTAGCTTGATTCTTGGCTACTGATTTTAAACCTAGTGTTGTTATATCACCTACAGTTTCATCTACTAAAGATTTATCAGTAGTGGTGTAAGAAGTAGTTACTTTTTTACCAGAAGCACTATAAGTGTATATAGGGCTAGAAGTTATCTCAAACTTATCATCTCCTTTTGTTCCTGCTTCTACTGTATAAATACCTATGGCATTGAGTTCATCCCAAGTCCATGCTGTAAATATTTTACGAGAATGTCTTACATCATCTATAACCATATCTTTTGGTCTAGC